CGGGCACCCGACAACTGTGACGTGGCAGTGTGCGCCGACAACTTCATCCGACCCAGCCGGGATAGCGTGTCTGACACGACCGCTGTCGCTGTCGCGTCACCACCCAACGTGTACGACAAATCCCAGTCGTCCACGACACCGTCGAACATGGGTGCGCCACCCACATCGATCTGGATGCGTTTTCCGGGCACGATGTTTGCCGAGTACAACCCGGCTCCGGTCGGGTCGTAGTCACGGGTCAGGTTGCGCACCGTGAACGAACAGGTGCCCACTTGGATCTCATCCAGCCACCGTGAACGTCCACGCTTCGTTGAGACAGACACCACATCCGACGTGATGTCGGTTGCGATGTCACCAGCCAACACGTAGGTCGTGTCATCCAACTTGCCTTTCACCGGGTCATCCAACGTGAACACCGGTGTGGTCGGCACATCAAAATAGGCGACCACCCGGGTCGCTGCCGGGAGCATCACGCAGCCCGCCACCCGGCACCATTGCGCCGCTCATACGCCGTGATCGCCTCCACCACCGACTGACCGATGGCACCCGGGTCACCGACACCGGACTGGACAGTGATGTTGAACGTCGACCCGCCGAGGTTCTGCGGTGCGCGTGCCGACGACAACGGAATGATCGCCTCCGGACCCGCCTCACCCACCAACCCGATGGTCGGCTGGTTCACGATGCCGCCATCAGCAAACGGAATGATTGACCCGATACCGGACAGGATGCCGCCACCGATCTTGCCGAGTGTCCCGGCACCCGGGATCAGATCGGTGATCGCATCCGTGATCGCACCCGGCGCAGCCAAAATGCCTTCAACAATTTTCGTGACAATGTCCTTGCCCAACGTCACCAGATTGGACAGGAACCGGCCAGCGAAATCAAGAATCCGACCCGGCACGCCACCGATGAACTCGACAATCGCGTCAAACGACGATCCGACCAGATCACCGATCGCGTCCATCGCATCGGTCACGATGCCTTTCAACGCATCCCAAATCGCACCGAAATCGCCCTGCAACAACGCCTTCCCGGCGTTGAACAAACCACGCACCACCGCCAACGCAATCTCCACGGTGTTCTCAATGACCTCAAACGCCACCTTCACCACGGTCGTGAACCCGTCCCACAACAGGGAGAAGATCGGACCGACCGTGTCAATAAACACCCGGATCACCTGACCGATGATCTCCAACGCTCCACGCACAATCGGAACCATCAAATCAAACGCTTCACGCACAGCGTCAACAAGGAACGTGAACACCGGCAACAACACGTCAACCGCACCCTGCACCGTGTCAAACGCTGTACGGAACAACTCGACAAAGAACCCCAACGCCGCCTCAACGGTGGACACCACGTTGTCGTTGAACCATCCCGCAACCGGGGCCATGATCTCCACGAACCGGTCAAAGAACGACGACACCGCCTCCGACACCGTCGCCCACGTCTCAACAAACGTGACCGCCAACACATCAATCGTTGCCCAGATGTACGGCATCACCGTTTGGAACGCGTCAACCAGCGACGCCCACGCACCCTGCACGAATTCCCACACCACACCGGCAACCACTTGGATCACGTCAAACACCTGATCCACAATGTTCCGGAACGACTCAAATCGGAAATAGGCGGCAACCAGCGCACCAATCAACGCAGCGATAGCAACCACCACGATCCCAACCGGGTTCGCAGACATCGCCACATTCAACGCCACCTGCGCCGCAGTCAACGCAACCGTCACACCACGCGCCGCCGCCGTCGCCGTCTGATACGCCACCAACGCCGTCGTGATACCCGCCACCGCACCGGCGGCAACCACCAACTCGTCCTCATACTCTTTGACGAACCCGGTGGCCTTCTCCACCTCACGGTTGAACCGGTCACGAATCACGTTCGACGTTTCACGCAACGACCCAACCAACTCGATGATGCGTGCCCGTGCCGTTGACACGACACGGGCGAACGCCTCCGCAGCCGGTTCCAGTTTCGGACCCAACCAGTCAATGAACCCGTTCAACGCCGGGATACCGTCCGACAACAAGACACCCACGAACGCTTCCATTGCAGGCAACAGGAACATTCCCAACCGGGCCTGTGCGTTATCGAACTCGGCAGCGAGGATCCGTTGCTGGTTCGCCAACCCGTCAGACGTGTTGGCAAAGTCGCCAGCCATCTGCGCGGTCGACTGCATCAACAACCCGTAACGGGCCTGCACTTTGATGGCCTCGGTCATCTCGTCCTTTGACGCGACCAACCCGGATTCCAACGCAAACAATTCGACTGCGGCAGCGGACAGGTCAATGCCGAACCGGCGGATAGGTTCCGTCTCACCAGCCAACGACGACTGGAACACCTGCGCCGCTTCCGGCACGTCAAGGTTCATGACCGACGCAAAGTCAGCGATACGTGTCGTCAACTCCTCGGTGACAGCAATCACATCACCCTCGGCACCGGCGATCTGTTTGGAGAACGCACCGAACTGCACAGCGAACGCGTTGAACTCGCGTGACGACAAGCCGACCGCACGCGCCGACGCCTCAGACAACCCCAAAATGCCTTCGGCGGCTTCACCAAACGTGACGTTCACAGCGTTGATCGACTCGGACAAATCCGATGCAGCGTCAACCGCTTTCTTCCCGATCACCAACGACGCACCAGCGACAGCGGCACCGAGGATCCCCACGGTTTTCGCAACCGTTTTGGCAGCGTTGCCAAGTTTCCCGAACGCGGATTCAGCCTCACGAACTCCACGATCATCGAACGACGACACGATGGGGATGCGAGGTTGTGAACTAGCCATTAGCGCATCTCCCGATTGATCCTGCGTGCAACGTCATCCAACGCCGACTGGATATTAGCAATCACGTTCTGTTTCTCTGCCACATACGCAGGGAATAACACACGTGAATACTTCGCGCCTTTCGTCCACCCCAAACCCCAACCCTCGGAATCCAACTGGGCGGTGAACTGCGACGACCGTTCACCGGACTTCCGGCCAGCCCAATCAAAAATTGCGCCCGCAGCGTTCCGCTGCTCCAACGTCAACAACGGGAACTCCCTGTTACCGGACTGTCCGGTGAACCCTCGCCCACCGAACCGCACCCGATACCCGTTCAACACCTGTTGGTCACGCCACCCGGTGCGCCCATTGTGCGCCCACCCGAACAACGGTGCCGTCTTCGGGGCCAACTGTTTCGCTCGACCCGCCATCGGAGACGCCATCCGCACAATGTCCCGCTGAACCTGTTTCCGGGCGTCATTGTCGATACGACCCAACAACTTCAACAACGTGCGTTCATTCACTAAACGCACATCCAACGTGAGTTGACCTGCACGCGCAGACACAGCGTTGAGACTCACCGGCGTGCCGCCTTCTGCATCTCCTTGTTGCGATCAGCCACGTACATCATTATGGCACGCAACATGTGACCGTCCGCCATGAGAACCTCGGGTGACAACCCGGTCTCGACAGCCAACGACGCAACGAGATAGGTCAGGCTGTCACGTCTAAAGGGCGGTCAGACTCCGTCACCACTTCAATGTTGGTCACGTCATCCAACCATGAATCAAACGGCTTCGGACTCTTGCCCGCATAGTGCGCCGCTTTCCAACCCACCCAATAGATGTATTCCATCTTCATGGAGTCGGCATCAAACGCCTTCGCGATCCCCGTTTTGTACTGGCGTTCAAACTCCACCTGCACCTTCGGAGTGATCACGTACTCATCGGTGTCGCCATTCGACATGACGACACGCAACTTGATCTTCAACATGGGCAGTTACCTTCCGGGGTGAGTTGGGATCAACTGGTGGAGGTGGTGATGGAACCCGACACGGGCCACGTCACCGAGGCAGACGCAAGGTCACCAACAGCACCGTTCAACAGTGGCCATTCGGTGACGAGCATCGTGCCGGAGAACACCGGGTTCGTCGCGCTGGTGGTCGTGTTCACCGGCTTCACTGAGAACGTGGAGGTGGCACCGATCAGCGGGGCGATGGTGGCGTGAACCTCGGTCGCAGCGAAATCCTCATGAAAGTCAAGCGAGATGGAATGGTCACCGAGACCGGCGATACGGGTGACAGCGGTGTCACCGAACGCGGTGGTGGCAACCTCAGCGTACGACTCGGTGAGGGTCACCGACGCAATGTGATCCGACAGGTCGACACCGCCCACGGTGATCACCGGATTGGTCAACACGAACTTGCTCATTCGCTCATCTCCTCATTGAGGGGTTCCACCTCGGCTGTCGCCTCGGCCATCTTCGACTGCTTCACCGGGACGATGTGCCCGGATGCCACCAAGTGTGCCACATCGCCGCCCACCAAATCGTCACCATTGACAACCGTGCCGGGCACATGTCCACACACTGTGTGGGTACTCACAATCCGATACTTCATGAGTGAATCCTACACCGAAAATCGCACGCCAAATAGGATGCGTCACCCTGCGAAATCATCCGGATGTTGTCGGCCCGTTCCACCAACAACGTCTGCACCCGACCCTTCAACGACCTGTCTGCTTCGATAGCGGCACGCACCGACCGTGTCCCAGAATACGACATGAACTCGTACAACGCCTTTTGGGCGTGACGTTCAGCGGTACGACCCACAATCAACGTCACCGTGTACGTCGCCTCCACATTCCCGGCAGCAAACCCGTTCCAATAATCGACAGCGTCAGGCATCACATACGCGCACGGGGTCGCCCACACATCCGGCACATGATCGTAGGTGCGCACACCCTTCACCGTGGCGACAGCCTCCGCCAACCCCTCAGCGATCTCACCCAACGTCGCCGGCATCACGCCACCAACACAGGGTCACGACGGTACGGCGCTAGAAGGGCGGTCGCCACCGGATGCAACGCCTGACGCAACCGCATAATCCCGATGTCACCGAACCCGGCGATACCCAACGGTGCCTCCGCCGACTTGTACAACGACGTTGCCTGAATCTGTGCCGCCTGCACGACAGCCGGCGGCAGATACGCAGTCGTCGTCGCATCGGTGGCTGACCATCCCCAACGTGCCGTCACCTGCACCAACGCCCGACCGTAATCCGACGGCCACTCACGGGACTCAATGGCACGGATCGTGGTGTAGGGCCACGCCTGCCCGGACAGTCTGCCGTTCAACGGTTCCAACTGGTAGTCCGACGCAGCCCACGTCGTCTCAAACACCCCGTCATCATCCTCATCGGTGCGCACAACCAGATCCGTGGTCGTGGAGATGTCGTCCACCTGACACACCCACGGTGTTGACGCCACAAACACCCGTGCCGTCGCAGACGTGTCAGCGATGAATTGCCGGTCACATGCCGCCTGAATCATTGACGTGGCAGCGTCACACGCCATGATCAACCGGGCATCATCCTCACTGTCGGTGTACGTGATACCCAACAACACCTTCAACGATTCGGGTTCAATCAACCGGGTCACAGCCATCATCACACCTCAACGATCAATCCTACACAATGCCACGCAAAGCCATCTGAACACCCTCACGCAGATCAATCTCCGGTTCATAGATGGTGCGCATGTTTGACACGTCACCGACACGGAAATGGCACCCCACCGGACGATCCGTGTGATGCCGGATCTCACCCCGATATCCGGCCTCGTCCATCACCAACTCGGCCAACTCGTTGAACGACGTTGCGAACCCGGTCCCCAAATTCAACGGACCGTCATAGTTGTGATCAATCGCAGCGAACACCGCCCGCACCACGTCACGGATATGGATGAAATCCCGGCAGGCTGTGCCGTCACCCCACACGTCGAACGGGTCAGCCTTGCGGAGACCTCGGGCGATGAACGACGGGAACGGGTAGTCCAAATCCTGATCGGTGCCATACCCGGAGAACGGACGGAACACGTGAACCGACAACCCTGCTTCGCGCGCATACTTGGCGAGAATCTCACCCGTCAACTTCGACCACCCAT